GCTGTTGGATCACTTTCCAACAAGTTAACATAGTACCACTGTCTATCTACTAATCCACCTATCTCACTACCTATCTCGCCTTTCTTATATTGAATTAAGTCGCCTGTGCGTAGGTTGGGAGCGTATAATCTGATTGTATTTGTTAATGAATTTACGTCAGTACTTGAGAATATAATCTGCAATGCTGGGTCAATTCTAATTTCAGGCAGTACTGGATACCCTTGACCTGGATCTATTACATTAATCTGTAATACTGAATCCAATGTCATAACTGCTTCTAGCACTGCCGCTCTTAATGGTGGACCATAAAGTGCTTCATCAACATAAGCAATAACTCTGGGAGGATCAATATATCCTCTACCACCATTCAATACTAAGATAGGAGGTAAATCAATGAAAATCTTTTCACCTGGGATATGATCAGATATAGGAGTGTTGTTTACTCCTCTGATTAATCCACTGATTATATTGGTTGCTCTATCTACATATGAGTAACTTAATAACTCTTCACCAATTCTGATTAGACCATTAATTGGGAATCCTTGAGCATTGTCAACAAGAATAAATGCAGTTTTTAATGTCAAATATGATGCCAATACAGTAATTTCAAACTCTGTTTGTCCACCTATTGACACGCCCCTATTTTGGAACCACTGATTGTATGGTTGTGTTTGCCATATTGGATTAGTTGGTAAGTATTGGCTGTCTGATGAAACATTAGTCTGTACTAACTCAGGGGTGATATACTGTTGTAGTGCTGTATTGTATGTTGCTGGTAAGTCAAAGTCAGTAATGTTACCATCAAATACTTCTTCACCTGTATACTTGAATACAAATTCTTTAACAACAACGTGATACGGCTTAACTTCGTTAATGTAGCCGGCTAAGAAATCTTGATTATCACTTTGGAATACTTCGATAGGACGCAGTTCACGAATTTTGTGTGCCACATCAATCAATGAAGTTTTATTCAACCATGGTAGATAATTTTGTGATTCGTCAGTTTCACTTTGAATGTATTCAAATAGTAATACTAATGATTTGTTTCTATAAATTAATAATTCATCTGTATAAATCTGCTCGTTCAATGCACGTACAATATAACGTGTTTCTTCACTTGGGAATTCATCATATGAACTTGTATCAAAGAAGTTATCACCAAAACCTGTCTTGCCGGCAGCGTAATCCCAAAGATACAATTTGAATTGTATTGTACCTTGTTGTAAACCAATACGTGTCCATACACCGTCACCATCGTAACGATATACTTCAAACTTGCCATCGCCGTTAGTATTAACAGTAACAATTGTGTTGATCGGTACAGTTAGTGTAGCCAAATCAGCATAGATCGCAACTTGTATTGCAGATTTAGTATTATTATCGTACCCTGTTGCCCACCAATTTACATATTCCCAATAATCTGTAGTGTTAAAGAATTCTCCCTCAGTAAACAAGAAACTTGCATTTCTTCTAATTTCTGATATCGGATACTGTGCTAATACTTCATTAGCATATGTCAAGTAATTCTTTAATGCTTCAAATCTGTCAAAGAAGAAACTCTGTCTTGGTCTTGCCAATACACCACTTTGTACTGCTTTTGGCAACCATGGGTTAGGTACAACTTCACCGCTTTCATCAACCCCTGCTAAACTGTCAAGCATTCTATCATACAATGACTCAGGTCTGTTATTGCCTGCAGGTGTGTCGCCGTGTATATTAGCATCAAAACCATGTGTTAATAATTCATTTGGTAATCCAGGCAAGAAGTCATCAGCATAATTTGCTCTGATGAGAGTAAATTCATTATGTCCGTTATCATCACCTCTACCATTTGAATAACCAATATGTAATACTGAATCATTTGCATTATAGTATGATCCAGAATTATATATTGCGTATACGTTTTGTAACAATGGTGCAAAGAAACTAATACCTGAATTTTTTGGATTTGTAATATAAGTTTCTATGATGGTATCAGATAATGTCTTACCTTCTTTTCTGAATATAATATTGCTGTTTCTCACCCAAAAGAAGTACACAGGTGTAATATTATTAGATGCATTCAGTATATTTTGTGTGGAATACAATGTAATATCGTACGGGGTACCTGGTCCTACATACTGATTTGGTGGAACATTACTTGTTACCCAACTATAAACAGCAACATCACTACCTGGGAACACTGTTCCCCAATATTTTGCATTATAGTTTGCATCATTGTTTTGATGATAGTTTACAAAACGAACATTAGTAGTGTTAAACCATAGTTGACCTACTTGTTTTGCACCCCATACTACGCCTGGTTGATCAGCATCGGTACTGTTATATCTTGCAGGGTCGTTATTTGATACCACATCAATGTTTTCTCTGCAAGCGCCCAATATCTTACCTTGTAGTGGGTCAATGTAATCTAAGTTGACTAATGTGTTATTAGTCTCTGCACTAAACAACTGTATGTTTTTAATCTTGTTGATATCTACAACTGGTGCTGATTCTCTGTATACTGACCAATCTGCTTCTCCAGTAGGATTAATGTATACAACGATTTGACCATCATCAATACCAGGCAAGAAGTTTGGTGACCCTACTAACACTCTATTATTAGAGAATGACAACGCTTGTCCGTATAATGGACTGAAGCCATAATCTAAGTTATAGTTATTGATACTCTGAGCATATATGTATTGACCAGGATCATTTAGATTCTCATTGAAGTTAGCCAAATAGTCATACATGTAAACAGCACCGCAGTTTGGACTCTTGTCTACAAACTGTGTTGCGTTGTTATCAAATATAGTATCGTTTTCTACAGTCTCATCATCACTGAAGTCAAATCGTGTTCCTGCAAATCTAGTTGCAACTGGTGCACTTACTACAATAGAATTTAATTCATTGAATTTAATATTATAGCCAAACTGTGTAGGACCTGCTTTGTGTGGGCATCTGATAACTTGTGTTTCCGTATAAACTTGTAATCCTAAATCAGTTAATGTGTTAGGATCAATTGCAGTAATTAATAATTTTTCGTTTGGTTGCGCCAAATCAGTATTAATGACTTGTATAATTAACTTGTTATCACTTGTAGCGGCTGCTGTTATATTAGTAATTTTTTCTGATACAATTGCATCTGCGGCTACAGTAGCATCCCCTGATGGGATAGTTACACTATAGCCATTAATTAATAATACTCTGTTTGTTGTAACGTTAACTTCGTTAACACCTATCACAACACCATATTTGCTACCGCCATTAGTATAACGATATACTGCCCCCTCTTCATTATTATCTGATAAATCAAACGGTGCACCTACTAATAAATCGGTTCCTGAATTGTTAGTTGCAACACTAAATCCATATTGAACACCAACTCTAGGATCTTTATTAGTTGTAAATGACTGAATCAATGTAAACTTATCACCGCTAACATTGATAATGTCACCTGCCAATAATGGTGCAGTATAATAAAGAGTAGAACCAATAACACTATAGTTATTGTCTGCAATCAATGTACCGTTAACGGTTACGTATAGTGGCTCTAATTGTAAGTATCCATTGATGCTCAAACCTGCTTCAGCATTTAATGTGACTGCGGAAGCACTTGAACGTGATTCTTTAACTGTAATTCTTGTTGAACTTACTACTGTATCAATATAGTAAACTTTATTAGCCTGTAATCCAGTAGTACCAAAATTAGATCCAGTAAACACTATAGGATAGTTTTCATATCCAGTAAAGTCTACGTTTACACCAATTTGATTTGATGCGTAAATCTGAGTAGTAGCAGAATCAAGTGTTGTGCCAGTCCATGCTAATGTAAACAGTTGAAGACCTGATGTGTTTAATTGTGCTTCAAATGTTTGTGTGCTTCTATGATATACATATGCTTTGCCCCAATTTAATATTGAGCCGCTATAATCAATATAAGGAGCACTAATTAAAATTGTGTCACCATTGTAGTCAGTACTTATTGAATGACCAAAGTTATCGCCGGCTGACAAGCCCAATGTTGCGCCGTCAATAATATTAACCAGTGCATAGTTTATCTGTCTTGCTCTGCCAGTTTCACCGGCAGTGCCTGCGCCAGTTGCAATAAACACTTCACCAATTTGATTTAGTGTGGTTGTTGGAGTTGTGCTAATTGCGGCGAAATCTGTGTCGCCCACATTAGTAATTGCATAAGTTTTACCAGCAATTAAATAACCTGCATCCACTTCAAAACTTTGGCGTCTGTAAACATAAACTTTGTTGTTACCTGTATCTGATACATATAACCAGTTACCATCCGGTGATGCTGATAATGCACTACCCCAATCTGTAACGCCTATGGGTGCAGTTATTGCACTTTGATATGGAATAATATCATCACTTAAAATGCTATCATTGACATAGTAAATGTAAACTTTAGGTGTGCCGCTAGTTGGTTCAGACACAAAAATTGTGTTATTAACAATCAACACTTGTGAACCAAAACTTGTTCCTTGTGTTAATGTTTGAATATTGTCATATTCTTTAGTTAAGTCATTAAGCACATAGCGATATACACTACCCAATCCTGCATCTGCAAACAAGTATCCTATTCTAGGAGTATATGCTACTGCGCTACCAAAAGAAGTTGAGTTGTCTTTTGTTACTTCTCTATCGAATTGGTAGTTAATGCTCTTGCGGTAGACTGCCCAATTACCATCTGTATTCTCATCCACCCAAACAGTGTTCTTAATGAACTCGCTATCTAGTAGCGGTAAGTTATTGATATCACTAGGTTTATCAACTCTCTGTGATTGGAATCGTACTGCGATGCCCTCACCGTTGATTTGACCATCATTAGTAAGGAACGTTAAATTAATCAATACTTCAAATAGATTGACTACTTCTGTTACAAAATAATATCCGTCAACATTTGAATTAAAGTTTATAATTGCAAACGGATCTAGTTTAGATAAGTTGTGTGGTTCTGCAAATCTAACAGTTGAAGTACCATTTGGATTTGTTCTGACACTAACTACTCTACCGTTTTGTACCGGCGTGAACACTTGCCATTTTGCAAGATAGTCTGCAAGCCAAACATAATTTCTAACATAAAAATCTTGTATAGGTACAACTTGTCCGTTCTTGTTAACGGCGTTAGGCAATCCTGAATAGAAATATGAACTCATCTTTACATCGTTAAAGTTCACATAACCTGCGTCAGGATAAATTCTAGCAGGAGCATTCTTAGGAATAGTTGCTAGTATATTTGGGTCTTGTACAGGTGCGCTGTAATTATATAAATTATACACTGGTACTTCTTGTTGCACGAATGCAACTGAAGGACCATTGATTAGACTGACTAACGATGGGTTAGCAGTCATGTACTCTTGGTTAACTTTGAATTCTACAAAGTTATTATTTGTTATAGCACCAAACTGTCCAGACTTGATTGCCCAGTTTTCGTATACTTCATAGTCGATACCGCCCTGTGGCAAAGTAGCACCACGGAATGCTTCAACTGCATTACGTGTACCTTTGTTCTTAATCATGTTCTTATAGACATTAATCTGCGTAATGTCTGTAAGGTCTGCTAATGCAAGATAATCTCTTGGACGATATCCAATCAAACTGAAACTTAATAAATCTGCATCTTGCTCAAGGTTAGCCTTGTTAACATCGTAGTACAATGTACTTTCGTAACTGCGTGTACTGCTGTTTGGTAACAAGCCCTTTTGAATTTCGTTGTACTCAGTTTCTTTCCAATCGTTTTCATTAAAGACATTAGCAGGTTGAATTATTTTCAACGCTGTCCAATATTTGTTTTTATACAATACGATTGAACCTTTAGTGTACTTAATTTCTCTTGACCATTCTTGTATATTGTCTTGGTTGAGAATAAATCCGCTAGCAGTAACAGTACCGTTCCACTCAGCAGTCTTAGTACCACGAACTGTAATACGTGTTTGACGCAACCCAGTTACAAGATTATAAATGATATCATTGAATAGTGTAACGTTATCAAACACAATACCGTGTTCAAAGTTGCTCATGTTAAATTGACCATAAGCAATTGTATCACCCTGACTCAATGGCTTTACTGTAAACAACGTACCATCACGGAATACAGACATGTCTACAGCCTGTATTGGATACAAGTTTTGATTCAATACAAAGTTAGTTTGCTGAACTGTTAATGGTTGAACAATGCTGTTTGGCTGATCTACTTTTAATAATGTAGCACCTGGGTTCAATGTTAATATTGCACCTTCTCCCCAACCAGTTTGTGACCAGTATAAGAATTCTGCAATCATTTGACCCCAATTAATTTCTAAACCATACTCTACTTGGTCAAAGATAAATCCTTTACTGTTTAACCATGCTCCATAACTAGCAATGAACTGTGAAAGGTCTTGTACATTATAGAACGTTGTTCCATATGGAACAAGTATTTCTTCAGGTGTATAATCTTTTGTTATCTTAACATTAGCATTATCTACCTTAATATAATCGTAGTTACCATTATTAGCAGGGGTCAATGTTCTGAAATAAGCCATTGACTGTGAATTTCCATAAACAGTAAAGCCTGCTGGATCAATCTGTATAACTATTGAACTATAAACGTTTTTGTCAAACGGTTGATTATCGTATAGTAATACCTGATAACTTTCGTCTGGTATCAATAGTGAAGAATTTCTACTGTTAGGTGTGCCCTTTTCAACATAGAATTTGAGCAATGTCTTATCACTAAAGCCTGCTAATCTATAAATCAATCTTACATCGATATTGAATAGTAAGTCTTTGATGTTCTGTGTAGCAGTAATACCCAATTGTTTTTCATAGTCAACAATCCAGTTGATATATGAAGTTTTTGGTATGCCAGTACCATATATTTCAATATTGCTAATGACTAAATGACTTCTATCATTAACAAGATATTGATTAAATTCTGTACTATATTTGTAATTGTCTAGGTCTACACCTAAGTTAAAGAATTTGGCAGGTTTAGTCAATGCCAATATTCGCATTAAGTCGAAAGGCCAAGTACTGCTTCTACGATAACTTAATTCTACCGGAGCATCATCGCCTATTACCCACTCTTGTTGGAAAGTCTGAACATCATAATTTCCAACAACTGCATCTAGTGGAGATAACAAATCACCGTTACTATCTACTGGTAATACCTTCAATAAATTAGGTCTAACTTCCTCTGGTATTACATAAGGATTACCATTATTCCAGTTGATACCTTGCTCTAGGTCTCCCCACAATATTAAGTTGTCACTTGTATATGGAGCAGGACCATAACGATCTGTCCACCAACTTGGTTGATTTACAAATCCTAATAACTCCCAAGGAGTTTGATTTGGAGTACTTGTTCCAAAATAGTATTCGTATATACCTCTCCAATAACCTTGTTGTATAGGCTGCTTGTTTAATTTATTTCCTGAATCAGTATAATTATAAGTGAACGGATTATTCTTATCGTAGTATTGTCTCTTGTAGTTTATTCTGTTTTGACCTACCCAATTCAAGAAATTCTTTTCATAAATTTCAAGATATTCATCATATGTGTAATCACTGTCTCTGAAGAATCCAGGTGTAACTTCATATGCTTGAATTGGTATTGGATTGCTCAATTTCAAGTTATTGTATATTCTTGTTTCAAACTCAAGCAATGCTTGGTCTCTATAGTCTACTAATACACCTAATGTAGGATTGTAGTCGCCATACAACTTAGTGTATGATCCATCATGACCTTTAATAAAGTATGTTGGTTGTGTATAATCACTGTCTAATACAACACCTGGGATATACGCAGGATACAATCCCAACTTAGTTGGAGTGTTAGGAATATATGAACCATATGTTTGGTTATATTCTTTTACAATAATTTGATCCGCTGGCTGTAATGGTATAACAACTGTCAATGATTTACTATCGTCACTGACTGTATACTCTTCGCCTTTTATTAACTGACGTTCTACAACTGTACCTTCTATAACTCTAGACAAGTATACTAATACACCGTAATAGTTAGCAGTTGAGAAATCATATATTCTGCTTAGTGGATACACGCTGGTATCTAAGTCATTATTGAAGGTATATGTATTGGTTATGTATGGCGCCTTGCTTGGCAACATGTCAGACCAAAAGAAAGCCTGACTATCGCTCTTTGCGGCAGACAGTTGATCTAATGCATCATCTAGAATATATGAAGGTGAAAATCTTTGTACGTAGTCTGTGCTGTTTACAGTATCTACTAACAATGTTTTAAACTTAATATATTCTCTGCTATTGAATAACAATGCGTCAAACAAATTGTGATTTTGTTTGCGTAAGAATGCGCCAGGTAATACCAATGCCGCACTGTTTTGAATAATCTTAGTTCCATATGGTACTAAGTCTCCCAAATCTCTATAGTTGTTAGAACCAAACATTGGTCCTTGGAAATTAGGATTGTTTGCGTATATTGTCTGATAGTGTGCGCGGATATCACCTATGTTAGCAGTGGTTAAATCTTCATTCAATGGATTATTGTTTAAGTTAATTGGTATAGTGTAATAAGATTTTAGACTTACCTGATTGCTTAATAACAATATTTGAATTACGGTATCTACATTAATGATATTGTTTAATGTAACAGTAGTGCTATCAGAACCAACCGTAACAGTATATGCATCCGAAGTTTGCAATACGTTATTAATATAAACTTGTATAGTTGGCCATGCGCTATCTGCATCATCTAGTTTGGCTATATCACAAACATAGTCTGCTGGTGGATTTGCTACAGAGTAATCAAAACTGAAAACTTGATATTGTACGCTAGGTCCAATAGCAGTTTGCCAACCCAATTCACGTTCATACACATCACGGTCGCTGTAATTTAATACATAACCTGTATTGACCTTTTGTGTTTTAGGATCAGTACCACTTACATAATCAAATGTATCAACGTTTAATGATACGTCAAATGAAATATCACCCACGTTATCTATTGAACTATAACGTACTGGGAAACCTAATACTGTGTCATCTAGTCCAGACCCAATACCATATGCAAATAGTTTTGAACCAATAAAGGTTGTACCTCTGTATACGGTCTTATCACCAAAACTTATATTGTTACTGTCTACTACATCAAATAATGGAGGTTGATTTACGTCAGTCTTTTGCTGTGCTTTAATCCATTCAATGCCATTATAGAAATAAGTATCACCTTGATAGTTAAAACCTCGTAAGACAACCGTTTGATCATCTGGTAAAATTTCTCCGTTAGGCGCTTCAGTCAATGTGATGACTGGCAACAAACTTGATGATACTGTTGAGAAATTAACAATATAAATTTTATTCTTAACATTTACGTTAGTATCTGCGGCAAATACAATTCTTGCACCATCAAATACTTTGTAGTTGTCGTTTTGTTGATCATCTGCAACAAACTGCACGTTATTAATTGTTGAGAATGTCAATGTATCTCCCCAACCAATTGTCAGTGTTGTTGTACCAGATGCCTCAACAATGTCTGTAATCTGTGCGTCAGAAGGTAATAAACTTGGATACGTTGTAGTTATTGTACTAAAACGTGAATCTGTTATGTATTGCCCTATTTGGAATGTTCCAATAATATCTGATGTTGCAATTGTTGCTGTAGTAGAAGTGCCACTTACTACTCCATTCAATGTACCTGTAAAATCGGTATATGTTTCAACATCAGGATAGTATCCTGTTTGACCTGAAACTTGTGATAGTGCGTCTGTCGCTTTGAAATCAATAAAGTCAATAGCACTCTTACCTACTACACCCGAATCAAATAGTTTTAAATTAGGATAAAATTCTATAATAGGGCGTTTTGCTTTTGCTTCAGCAGTAGCATATACATTTACAATGTCAGGGTTATTGTTGTACTCTGAGGTAGCATTAATAACATCGATATGGAACCAACGATTACTACGTGACCATGCATTTTTATTAATAGCGTTTCTTGCTATTGTAATATAATCTTGTAATACAGGAACGTATAAATTACTGTCGTAATTTCCTATATCAAAAGGTGCAGTATCATATGGTATGTAATCACCTTCTGTGAAATCTTCAGGACATACTAATGAACTTACTGGCACTAATTCGATAGCAGTGCCCACACCTTCAACATAATATTGACCCTGCAAATAACTTGAAGGTATTACGTCTCCGTCAAATTCAACTTTTAATCCATTTGTAAATGTAACACCATTGGTAGATGTGAAATTCTTTCTGCCTAAAATATCAGTTTCAACATTTAATGTGTTGGTGATATTACTTTCGATAATTTTAATAATACCTACTTTAGTTGGGCTTGTTCCATCTTGGTAATATAATGTATCTAATGGTGCTGTAATAGCAGGAATTAATGATATAACACCTAATGTGTTTCTATAGAATCCTCTGTTGATCCAAGTTGATCCATAAACTGGAGTAATTCTTTGCTCAGTTGGTATAACACCAACTGGAGTTAGTCTTAATACAGGATCGCTAGGATCTCCTATGTAACTAATTTGATAAAAGTTTTGACTTACTATTGAAGTATAACCTTCTTCTAACAAGCCTTGATTAATATTACCTGTTAGTAAACCAAACGCTGTTGTTAATGTTACGGGCTGTGGATCAGGGCTACCTGCTTGATATGATGTAACTGTAAACTGTGTTGAACTTAGTATGCTATCAACATAGTAAATTGTACCAGATACAGCATAAGAATCTAATCCTCCAAACGGGGTGCCATCAAATGTAATTGTTTGACCTGAAATTAAGTTAGCAGTAGAACTACATGTAATTGCACCTGATACATCAGTAGCAGAAATAGTAATTGTTAAGGGTGCTACTAAATCAATATTTGTATCGTATTCGCCTTCACCAAAATACTGTGAAGTGTACCCAGTTTCATTAGGTACGCCCGTGTCATAGAACATAACGGTTAATCCGTTAAGTGCTGTTACACCGTCAATGCCACCAACAGTTGATAATAACTGTCCATTAATCTGTGAGAATGGTATTGTGCTTACAACGTCAACTAGATTATTACCTGGATAATTATATTGATCCTGTGCGTCTTTTGCTGGTACTGTAAAAGTTACTATGCCTTGTTCTGCGCCATTATTAGATACGCCAAACACATCTCTAGTATAAACGTTAGGTTGTGTTGGATTGTATCCGCTAGTACCCGGGGCTGTTTGAATCCAAAACTGTGAACTTTGATTTACATAAAAGTTATATGTACCACCACGTAACAATATTAATGTAGGATTGATTGATCCTGCGCCAGTACCCAATGTTCTAATGTTATAACCATTTGCTAAATCTGTGACAATATAATCGTTTGTTGCAAATACTGTTGCAGCCGCAACTTGAACAGCGGGAGGACCGTCTGGTAACCAGTAGTACTGGTTAAAGTTAATAATCTTATCTAAGTTTGTGAATGAATCCCATGAATAAAATTGACTCTCAAACATGCGATCATTGTTATTGGTTACACCACCTTCTAATCGTAATGAATCAATGATGCCAGGATATGTAATAAAATCTTGTGCAGTAGATTCATTCTTCTTAGTGAACACAATGCCCGGATCTAATTGATAATCCGTTCTTACCTTAGTAGGTTCTGTTACATAATAGTCTTTGGCGTTTACACCATAGCCTAATTTGCTACCAACATATCCCTCAATTCTTTTTGTAATTGGTGGATTTACAAGTTGGTCAAGCGTTGCCCCCAAAAACTGACTGTTAGTTGAGGTTTGAAATATTTCCGGTAAGAAATTCAGTGTTCTAATTCTTGTTGTAGCCATTTCTTTTATCTTATTTGTAATTCAGCCGGTGTAAGTGCGGGCACAACTAATACATCTTCTGCTGTGGCAGCATTCACAAAAATTTCATATGGCATGCATTTAATTTCATATAATGTTCCAAACTTCTCTGTTGGATCGTTAGGAACAAGTACGGCTGAACTAATTAACTCACCACACTCAGAGTGTAAGAAAGCACTTAATTCGCTGAAGAAAAATGTGTCGCCAAAATTCCAATTGTTAATATTAAAATACTTATTCATTGCAGTAAGCACAGCACTTCTAACTTCACTATCACTTGCGTTAGTGTTACTTGCCTTTACAACTTTTACAGTTCCTCTGAGTGATGCATTTGCTTTAGCACCAAATAAAGGCTTGAACACTACACTATTTAATATAACTGAATCGCTTAACATTTTGAAATCGTTAACTTGTCCATATTCTTGATTCAGTTCATTGATAGTAGGTCTATCTGGCTCTACTACTGTGTTTGTTGTATCTTGTATCCAATTTTGATATGATGTATAATAACTTTGTGTTACAACATATAAGTCAATAATGTTAGTAGTTGTTGGGTCAATACGTGTTGTATTGTTACTATTGTGACGATATTGGAAACTTAATCCTTGACGACCAGGCTTTACACTATACTGTGGCTGAGGTGTCAACACATAGTAAGGTGTATTGATTGTGTTATCTTGTAGTGATCTATAAAATACATTGTCGCTATATGCGTAGAACAATTGTCCTTCGGGATAATCATATTTTACAACTTCAATTTGTGTTTTGTTAGCGTAAATGTAAACTACGTCACTTGAAGGGACAATCTGCTCTCTTGTCAAGTTAATAGCATCTTCAATAATCTCAAAGAATACATAGATGCCAATATTTGCGCCACCATTTGTATAACCAGTAACTTCATTGAAGAAGTCAGGATTTAAAATCAATGTTCTATTGTTAACATCTGTGGCTGCAACTTCAACTTGGAAGTCATTAATATATCCATCACTCTCTACAGTTTGACCTAAAATGTTAACTTTGATATCTCTTCCAAAAGGATAACTTGAATTAGGTTGACTGTTTGTAGAAAGTACACTTACAAAATCCTGTAAGATTTTACCACTGAATGGATCGTATACTAATTCATCAGGTGATAATGTGAATCGTGTATCTGACACGCTACCAAAATAATATGTTAATGAACGATAACTTACTGTGTATCTATTAGCACCAACGCTGGTAAATTTAACAAAATAATTTGTTTCAGTATATGGATTGATTGTCCAACGTTCCTGATTGATGGGTAATGAATTGTTAAACACTAATGTAAAGTCTTGTGCTAATTCCATTCTTACTACACACTCATCAATAACTGTCTGTGACAATGAATTATCAAACACTGGTATAACCTGTGTTAGTATTGCCCCTGTTGGAACGTATCCATTTAATGTAACAGGACCCGTTCCGTTAGGGAATGCACCATCACCGTTGTTGTAACCATCACCCACTACGTTTAAAACTGTAGACCAAATATATGATTTGTCTGTTGGGCCGGGTATGCCGGCTGCTAAACGATTATTAACATCAAAATAGTAACCTGTTGGAGCAGTAAACTTACACAATGCACCGGTTGTTACATACTTTGCATTTTTGTTTGAGTATATACCTAATGGGATAGGCACATTTTGTGAACCGCTTACATTATAAAAGTATCCAGACTCGCTATTAGCGTCTACCGTACTTGTTTGCCAGTATACAACTCCATCACCTGATGCAGTGTTAACGTTATATCTAGGATAGTTTTGAATATAATATTGTGCGGCTTTGTTGCTAGTTAAAGCATTTGCTAATGATGATGTTAAAAACGCACGAATGTCATTAACGTTTGTAATAAACAATGTCAAATAACTATCTGTATTGTTTTGATATAATGCACCATCATCGCCAAAAACATTAGTGCTACTATACTTTCCTGTTGGGTCAAGTAAATCTAAGTTCTTGCTAACACCTATACTACTACGATTTATCGCCTTACTCTTAATAATAGAACTGTATAATGTATACGGGAAGTTATTGTAATCTTCGCCATTTACCATACGATTCTGTGTATAATAACGAGTAGGAGCACGTTGTTTAATTTCTTGTATAGGCTCTCTTTGTTGTGCATTTGAAACTGCTAATGGTAATTCTAATCCTACAGTTAAATTCTCTGTTTTACCATTACGATTAATATATGTAAATGTTACTGAAATGCCTTGCATTTCGCTAGGATCAATAGTATATGTTAGTGCGTTACCAGCACGTACATATGCTCTGAATTGGCCAACTGGAATCTCGCTGAATACTCCGTCACCAAAGATATATGTTACTTGGTCATTGAAGCGTGAGTTGACGCTGAAAATCTTTTTGAATGATGTTTCAGTTTGTAGATATGCATCGGCATAAACGTTATCAACTTTACGCCATAATAATCTATCACCGTTGTTGTCATTTAATTGATACAACCATGTGTCGGTATTATTAATACCTTGAATATCAATGTCTACCGTTTGGTTAGCAATTTGCTGTTCTAATTTAAAATCTGCGGCTTGTAATGAGCCCTGTTTAAAATAGAAGAACCAACCTGTCTCTGGGCTACCGTATCCTAATTTGTCGTTACGATATAATATATTGAATCTTTGACTTGGTGCAGGAGGAATTTCATAAATGTAATCCTCATCTACACTGGTTACGCTAACCAATTCAAAATTCATGTTTTGACCATCAACTGTACTATTGAATGGTACGATTGGTAATGTACCTTGAGGAATCTGAATAGTGTATTCACTTGTAGTCACGCCCAACAAGTCTGCCACGTTACCGGGTTTACCAACACGTTGCGTATTGATAAGTGTAGCGTTGATAATAGTATTGAACTGTTCTAACCAATTTGGGTTAGCAGGGTCGTTCCAAAGTATAGGAATATTACTTAGGTTTACACCGTTTATATCAGTAATATTCTGTGAAGTTTGTATACTTGTTACTTTAAGATAACCCTGTCCTGCAAGGTTGCGCTTTGGGGTGTAACTTACTAGGTCTGCAAGTTTGATAACACTATCTCTACGTTCAGCAGTATCAATAAAGTTTTCACGTGAATTTAAGTCATTTCTGAATGCTAAACCCTGTCCCATAAACGCCATAACGTCTAGTAGGGCAATGAATTCTGAACTTTCAATGTAATCGTTAAAGGTCTCAGGATAGTAAAGTCGTAGATAATCGATGAAACTTTTACGTAGGGTTTCATAATCGTAACTTCTAAAATCGGCTTCACGAAAGGTTTGATAGATGGCCTTCCAATCGTTTACGCCGAACAATCCTGATTGTCTTGAACTTGTCGCCATAGTTAATCTCTTTTAAGTATTTATCATACCTAAAAAAGTGGATTTGTTATTGTTGTAGCGAGGCCGTGTTTGTTCTGTTGTCGAAAAACACGCTCAAGGTTGTTGCGCTATTGAATGGGTTGACTGCTAATTCTACTTCTAACAGTATTCCGTTTTCTTGTGGGAATGCTTTAACGTAGTTTAATTCTATTCTAGGGTCTAAACTAGCGACCCTACGTATCTCATTTTCTAATTGAAACTGTACATCTGCTGTATTAGGTTCAAAAACAAATGACCAAAGTGTTGTACCATAAGCAGGTTGACCAACTTTTTGTCCTTGATGTATATTAAGTGCGTTAACAAAGTCTTGTATTACTAATTGACTGTCGGTTAACTTATACTTTTTTCCAAATACATATGGGCGGGTTATGCTGGCAGATCCATAATCACGTCCTAAATTATTTACAGGGTTGGTGATTCTAGGTTTATCTGCGTTGATAGTACTGAAACCGATATAGTTTGCCATATAATTATTTATCACGCACCTATACCAGATGCCAAATCACCCAATGTTCTACCGGTAGTAGCCGCTGTGGTTGCGGCAGGGGTTCCAGCGGCTGATGGCCTGCCACCAGTTAAAGTATCTAGTCCTAATTTCTTCCTAAGGTCAATATATTCTGGAGCCTCGGATAATGCAAACCATTTTTCACGTGCTGCCGTTATTCCAGGATCACCTTGTGGTAAATCACGTTTGGCTGCATAGTATTCTAGTCTTGCATCTCTAATACGTTCGTTAAACTTATTCAACTCTTCTACGTATTTTACTTCTTCTTTAATCTTATCTAACTGTTTTTGCGCCGCTGATTTAGCACCTTCACTAACTTCTCCAACAAGATTTGGTTTAGGAATCTTAGGATCACCAAATACGCTAGCAATTTGTGCTGTTAATCCTGTGCGGTCTGTAGTATTGAAGCCTACTGTAGGCAGTTTGATTGATACTGAACCACCCGAACTTAGTGCGGATATTGCTGAACTTAGTTGTGCGGCTGCTCCGGCTGCTAATCCAGACGTTGCTAGATTAGTCAACGAATTCAATCCAGGCGGCAATGACGGTAATGGTAATTTATTCAATGCCGCACTAGAAGCCTGCTTTGCTAGATTTCCTATTGCTGCCGTACCAGGCAATGAATTCAATGCTCCTGTAGCATTGTTTACTACTGCTTGTACTGTCTTTTGTCCACCAGGTAAGTTGCTTAATCCGCTTGCTAATGACGATGCTGATGATGCTAATGACCCTGTTGCTAGTGCTGTTGCGGCAGATGCTAATGATCCTGCACCGGCTGCTGGATTCTTAAGTGCTGATGCCGCCCCAGTAAGTGAGTTTACTGCACCTGTTACTGCACCTGCGGCGCCACCTGCACCTGACAATACTCCTGCCAATGCTCCGGCGGCCGCCCCTGTTACTGCTCCAGATACAGCAGATGCTATACCACTTACTGTTCCTGTTGTTCCAGTCAATCCAGATGAGGCTGCTGTTTGTTCCGCAGACTTCTTAGCCAATTCAGTTAAGTTTTGGGGTACACCAGCAGTCATAGGCTTAAATGAGCCTGTAATAGCACTAAATGCTGAACCGGCTACACCCTTAGCACTATCTAGTAATCCAGACAAGCCCGGTGCTGAACTCATTGCACCTAACGCTTTAGATATGCCACCTAATCCACCTGTTACATTCTGT